TTGCTAATGCTCCTATCAATATGTTTTGGAATGGATTGATTGTCATTGTTTGTAAGATAGAGAATGCCGTTAACATCTCTTCTGATTGAGAAGAGAATCCGTTGTTAGCAGTTCTAATACCAAATAACAAAGGAGAAGTAACTCTATGAGCTACTAAGATTCTATCTTGTGCGTATTCAGAAACAAACTTATATTTCTCATGTAAGTTATCCGTTTGAATAGTATCGATAGTTGGTTTGTTAGCAGGGTCATCATTGAAACTCATCATAAATCTACCAGCGTTTCTAGTACCTGTAAACTTAGCTTCTACCAAATCTTCGATAGTTTGTCTTTCTTCAGGCGCTGGAATACCATTGTTCATATTCACCATCACTAATGGTAAGAAACCATTCTCAATGTTGTTTAAGTGTAGGTTACTAATCTCAGCTTCTACATAAGAGAACTGAAGTGCAGAAATCCAATCAGGTAAACTATAATAGTATTTGCCCGGTGTGTAGTTCTTTATGTAAAGTAATTCCATCTTTTTATTAGATGTTCCGAATGCAGGAATCTCTTTCTTATTCTTTTGTGCTCTATGGTCAGTCCAATCAGTGCAATAGTAATATGTATCTACTCTTAAGTTATCATACAACTTACCTGCTCTTATATTCTGAATAGGAGTGTGATACATCTTTACAATCTTAGTATGGTCATCGTTCCAATATACTTGGAAAGCTGCATTGCCATATAACTTCAAATCGAATGCTACTCTCTTAGTCTCCTCTTGCGGTAATATCTTGTCAAGAACAGCTTGAAATGCTTCGCTCTTAGAGTATAACCCTTTACCAAAGATCAAGTCTGCAATCCCTTCTATACATGCCGCATTTGTAGTTGATGTTGTAAAAGCATCTGTGATATTCTGAAAGAAATCATCTGGTCCTAATATACCAACAGGCACCCATGCGTATCTTGTCTTAGTATCTTCTACTATGATAGGAATGTTTTGCTGTGTTAGTTCTACAACTGAAAAGTTTTGTGCTATTTTCATATTAATCGAGTATAATGTATTCGTTATCAGTTACATTGCTAATGTATTGTTCATCAGCCGGAATCTGATTTATATAATTTGGTTTATCTATTGATTGTGATGTATATACTTGCAAGCTACCATGCCATATTGAACCTGTTCCATCCGATATGTGGGCTCTATACTCATCACCTACAGAAGCAGATGTTATAGAAGCTGTGAATTGTAGTAATCCTTCGTATGAATCAAACGTATAAGTTAACGATGATGAAGTGTTTACTAATGTGTACATGTTCTGCAAATGTAGAGTTAAGTTCGATGAGCCCGTTGGTTCGGTTCTAAACTTAAACAAATTGCTTCCTGATATGTAATATGCTAACATTATCCTGTATTTATCTTGTAATTATCTATGACTTAACAATCAATAAGCAAAAAGTAGTGAGCATAAAAAAAGGGATGAACATGTCATCCCTTTAATATCTTAAGCGAAATACTGATTAAGAGTTTGTGCCATACACAATAGTTGGAGGGTTTGTTACCGCTCCGAATGGATTTTGGAAAGTTGAACCAGAAATAAATGCTGCCGGTAATTGCTCTTGTCCAGTGAAAGTGATAGAATAACCATAAAGGTCACCCATCGCTGCACCTGTAGAAATACTACCTGCTGTTAAATCTGCTCCTTCTCTTTGTCCTACTAACAATGTATCACCATTCATAGTGTGAACAAAGATTTGAGGTCTACCATAAGCCATTAATTTTAATTGAGTGGTCATCTCATTTGTCAACTTCTTCAAGTTAAGAACTAATTCTTGTGAAAAGAAAGTAGTTCCGTTTTCTCTTGAAGAGTTTACAGTTTCAGTAAATGCGCTAGTGCCTTTAAGGTCATATGCGTACGCAGTTAAACCAGCTGGTAAAGATTCGATTAATGCATCTGAATCACCATTGGTTGTGTTAGCAAGAGAGCCAGTAAAGTTTACAAAGTAAACTGCTGATATCCCACCTACTGATTCCTTACATACTTCGTTACGACCGGATGTTAAGTTACAAGCCATTTTTTAATTTTTTAATTTATGTTTAAATTTTAATTCTGAAACTATTAGAGTAAAGGGGAGTATGGTTAACTCCCCTATTCCTTACTCAATTAGTTAGGGATATGGATTGCAATATCCTCACCGATACCGAATTGTGTACCAGCTGTATATCTCATAATGATTCTATAGTTTTGAGAACCGTCTAAGTCAGCCATGTCTAATACTCTAACTTCGTTGTAGTCACTCATCAAACCAGTACCGAAGTATAAGTTAGATTTTTGTGCTGCTACCATGTAGTTAGCTGTCATACCTGGACACATTACAATATCAATACCATTGAAGTTGTATGGTTTCTCACCTACAGTTAACTGATTGTTGTAGCCGTTAACGCCAGTTGAACCACCACCTAATGCAGTTTGGTAAGCCTTAGCTACACCTGTTGGAACGTAGATTAATAAATCTTCTTTTCCGTAAACTTCGTTAGGGATAGCGTTTACTAAACCATTTAATTTAGTGATTACGTTAGCTGAAGTGATAGAACCAGATTCTGCTGATTTGATTACTGCATCTGCACCACCAGCTGCTGCTGATGCTGATAACGCTGGTAATAAACCTGCGAATTGTCCGTTGGTTGCACCAACACCTTGCCAAATAGATGTTTCAGTTGCTTCTGCTACTTTACCACCTACATAAGAGATTAAGAAATCATTGAAAGATGCAGGGATAGCGTCAAATGCGCTATAACCCATAGAAATAGCTTGCCATGAGTCCAGAAACTCTTGCTTACATAATTGTAAGTTAACTTGTAATTCTTTTGGTTCAAGTATTCTTTCAGTAAGAGCTACTGTACCTGAAGTTGCGAAATCGCAAGATGCATTGTTTACGATTGAATCAACTGCAATCTTTTGGATAACTTGCTTGTATTTTACGTTAGGAACGATAGTTACATACTTGTTGTCCAAAGTTTTAGCTGATAACAACGCTGCAGCAATGTATTGTCCTGCGAACTCACCAGCGTATGTAGATGTTACAGACGGCTGTTGAAAATTTTGTTGTTTTCTCATTTTTTTGAAAATTTTGTTTTAATAATTTTATTTATATAATTTAGATAAGAATGCAGATTGTGAATTCTGAACTTTCTTACCAAAGTTATTTACTTTTGGTTTTGCCATTGATTCCTCAACAGGCGCTCCATCTAATTTAGGAAGATCTTCTTCCTCTTCCATTTCCTCTTCTTCTTTTGGTAACATAGCTTCAAACTTCTTCTCCATTTCAGAGATTCTGTAAGCCATATCTTCCATCATTTTTTTCATTTCAACCTTATCATCATCAGCTGGGATAGTATCAGGAGTTTCAGTTTCTTCATCAGAAGATTCATCACCACCAATATCTTCACCTGCGATAGATGCTAATTCAGCTACTTCGTTTTCTTTAGGCTCCATAGTTGTAATTGGTAAAGGCTTAACTTCTACAGTTTCTGCTTTTAACTCTACGTTTTCTCTCTCAGTAATTACACCATCTTTGGTCATTACTTTGATTCTAACTTCGTTACCTTCTGAATCTTTTAAGAATATCTCATGCTCACCATCTGGTGCTGGAGATTTAGTTCCATCTTCTGAAACCACTTCTACTAATTCACCTACATCGAAAGTATTTGATTCTAAGATTGTTCCGTCTGCTAATTTAGCGTATGTCATAGCTACTTCTTTATCCGAAGATAACATTGCTACGATTTTGCCAAGTACTTGTTTTGCATTCATAGTGTTCTAATTGTGTTTATGTTGACTTAACAATCAACGATTATAAAATAGTTATTTTTTTTAATTTATTTGAAAGAGCTGATAAGAATTACCCTATCAGCCCTTAATATTTTGTTTATGCGCAACTTCCACTTGCTGAGATTACACCATCACCACCGGTTACTTCGAACCAACTTCCTGATAGAGAGTAGAATCCGTTATCCATTGCTGCTACTAAACCAGAACCAGGAGATAATCTACATCCTATTGTTATTGAAGAACAAGGTGACCAGAATCCTGATGAACTATCTGCACATGCACTTCCTGAATCAGTTGAATTAAATCCAACAGGTGTGTATTCGTAAGGTATTACAGTTGTAGTTGTAGTTGTAGATGGGCAAGAACCGATTGAATCGATAATACCCGCACTACCACTTACTAAATACCAACTTCCAGCGAATGCGTAATATCCATCATCTACCGGCGATACTAAACCAGGGCCTGTTGCTAAGTAAGAACCTGTTGTTAATACTGCATCATCTGAGTAAACAGTCTCACCACTATTGTTACAAGCGTTTTCTGCTACACCAGGTGCGTATCCACCATTGAATTCATAAGAAGGAGCTGCAGTTGTTGTAGTTGTAGTTATGTTTGAGTAACTTCCACTATAGTTAGTTACTGAAGATAAGTAAGCGTATTCGGTATCAAATGATACAAACTTAATTATATCTATAGAATTTCCGTTAGTTGGTGTATATAATGAACCTGATTTCTGCCATACATTTTCTGAGAATGAAGCAGTTGCGCCTGGCTGAGTTCTTACTCTTAAGTAAACTGTCTGAGCTTCATTGATATTAACCACATTGATAAATGTAGATGCAGTTTCTGCTAATTCAATTGAAAAGAAGTTTTCTACATTCCAATCTAATTCTACAGAACCCGTTACTATTGGAGGGTTTGTTGTGTTTCCTTTTAATGCTCCTTGTACGGTTAATCCACCTTCAAAAGATGTATTACCAAATATAGTTAATCCACCACTTGCTATTAATAAGTTATTAAATGTGAATGGACCTGTTACACTTCCACCATCAGTTACAGTCAATGAGCCAGTTACTACTAAAGGTCTTTGTAATGATACTCTACCATCAGTATAGTTACCCTGAGATTGGAATACTGCTATTTGATAAGGACCTGAAGAACCAATACCATATAAGGTTGGTTGTGGTGACCACGATGCGTAAGGCCCTCCAATGTTTGTTGGATTAGCCGATACACCAATTATTTTAGATTGTCCCATTCCACCACTACCATCAACATTGTTAATAGTAACTGATGTTATGTTTGATGATGTAGAACCTGATGATATAGTTTGAGTTCCTGTGAATGTATTTGAACCCGTAGTTGCAAATGAGCCTGTATCTATTGTAGATGTTGGAAGAGGAACTCCGTTTACTTTATAGTCTCCAGTAATATCTACCGAACCCGTTATATTTGTAGAACCTGATATTGTTAATCCGTTATCTGCAGTTATATATGCTTTTCTACTATCAGCAAAGTTATCAACCATTACATAAGTTGTATCATCACCTAAGAATAGGTAACCACCACTTGCCGTAATGTGTGTATCTTGTGCTGCAGTATTATATATGTTTAAATATCTAGCGTCAGTAAGATCAGGTTGCAATATTAAATTACCTGTTGATTTAATACTATCAGTTAAAGCAATAGAACCTGATATTTCTTGGTTTCCAAAGAATTCGTTAGAACCTGTAGTTGCGAATGAACCAGTATCAAAAGAAGGTGATACACCACTCGTACCTGAAGTTCCATCAATACCGCTTGTGCCTGATGTTCCACTAATACCAGATGTGCCACTTACACCACTTGTCCCACTAACACCGCTTGTTCCTGATGTGCCACTCTCACCTGAAGTTCCACTAACACCTGAGGTGCCTGAAGTTCCGTTAGTTCCATCTGCACCACTCGTTCCGTTTGTTCCGGAAGTTCCAGATGTGCCTGATGGTAATTGAGATATTATAAATAACATCTGAGTATTGTTAGGAAACTCGTATGTTGATGCTATTAAAGTTATAGGGAATGTCCAATATGTTGTATTATCTACACCAGCCCCTACTTGCCATCTTTGATAGTTTGTATGTGATGCCTGGTCTTGTAATACTATAACTGAACCTGATGGTATGTTACCTAAAAATATATCGGTGTTATTACCATTTTGGTCTATATCACTTACGTTAATAGAAGATGCTGATGCCTGAGTTGCCGTATTCCAAATGATATGACCATTAAGAGGGTCACCACTTGTTATGGTAGTTTTTGATTGATAATTAAAGAATGTGTTTGATTGTCCATCTTGTCCACTTGTACCTGAAGTTCCACTCACACCAGATGTTCCATTTGTTCCTGAAGTTCCGTTGATACCATTGGTGCCACTCACTCCCGAAGTTCCTGATGTTCCATCTACTCCACTAGTTCCATTTAATCCATTAGTTCCGTTCAATCCACTTGTCCCATCTACACCTGAAGTGCCTGATGTGCCATCTATTCCACTTGTTCCACTTACACCACTAGTGCCGCTTGTTCCATCAACACCCGATGTGCCTGATGAACCACCGGCTCCACTTATACCACTTGTACCTGATGTGCCATTAGTTCCGTTGATACCATTCGTTCCATCGATACCTGAAGTGCCTGATGTTCCATCTACTCCACTAGTTCCATTGATACCATTTGTTCCGTTGATGCCGGATGTTCCGTTTGAACCCGCTCCACCACTAACACCTGAAGTTCCGTTTGTTCCGTTTACTCCATTAGTTCCACTAACACCTGATGTTCCACTAGTACCTGATACACCTGAAGTGCCTGATGTTCCACTTGCTCCAGCAATTATACCAATGGTAGCTACATCACCAACTAAACTTGCACTTAATGAACCTGAAAAGTTTAGTGTTCCTGCTGAACCTAATGCACTTCCATTTGATTGTATATTTACTGAGCCGGATGATGCTGTTATTCTACTATTCCATGAACCAGAATCGATTATATATGAATTTTCATCCACAAATGAATCAATGATGTCTGTGTTGAAAGATCTTAATGATAATGGTGTAATTAATCCGGCATTATTATCAGGAAAACTATTCTGATTTTCTTGCTCTAATTGAGCTTTATTTAATTGAGCCATGCTATTATATTATTTTATTGTTCTGATTGTGTTTGTGAATATGGAACTTCCGTTACACCTATTCCTTGCTCCAATAGAGCACCATTACAACACTTACGGCTGTATGTATTTGAATTCAAACACAAACAAGCTCTCCTGCTATTCTTTGGAGAACTCTTACCTTGCGTTGGTCCTATATAGATTCCACTTGTTGAAGCGAATCGGGCTAAATAAGCTGGTGTTGGCATATTAATTCGTTTATACGGACTTAACAATCATCCAATCAAATATAGTTATGACTTATGCTTAGCCATCATCTCCTTTTGCATTAGATTCTGAAGATGATTATAATCTGATTGATACGATAAATATAATAAACAAGTATCCAATGGTAAGGTAACTACTTCGCTTATTCGGTTTACATCATTACCACAC